GTCCGTATCTTTTCACCTGAGTCCAGTGCAAACTGGTGACAGGCGCCCGACGCTCATTGAGCGAATCGTCACCTGGGTATGAACTTATGTTCAAGTACAACCCAAGTAAAGACGACTTCTGGGTCCTGGTAAGGTGCCATCCGCATATCCACCCTATCCTCGGGATAGAGCAGACGACCGCGCTGACGAGTAGCTCTCAACACGTCGAAGAGACGTGCGCTACCGAGTGACTCTTTAACCATACCTTCGAAGGTAGGTTGCTGAATCATCATGTAGCCGAAGTGCTCAAACACGTCCTGTTCGTAGTCCACGCGAAGTGGACGGAGAACCGGCTCGCTGTCGATACACTTAAGACCAATCAAACCTTCTGTGTCCCAATATATTGGGAGTTTACAGTCGGTGATCAGGTTCTTTGTGATCACTGCTCTTACCGTAGGGAACGAATTGTATTCATTCGCCATAGTAATCAGCTGCGAAATGGTGGCCGGGTCATAAGGGAATTTCTCCCAAGGCTTAAACGTACAGTCCGTAGGTTTAAGCAGGCCCGAGAACTTCCTTCCGATCATCGTAGGAGTAACGATATGTCCATTAAGGCATTCGTCTCCGCATGATTCACGGAAATGGTTCGATGACGTACCAGCGTCTTCAAAGAAAGATTTGTCGACGTTGACCTTGAAGCCGAGCTCTTTGAGTCTCGCTACAAGTTCTGGTACCAATTCACTTGGTAAACAGATGTCATCACCAAACACGGCGAAATCGTCCATCCAAAATGGATCGTCGTATTCACCGTCATGTGCAAGTCTGATTGCTTCCACAACCGCAGCAAAGATGATCGTTTCAACGGGAAAGCAGAATCTGCTACCCATCGGTGCGAATTTTCTCTGCTGCACTATGGTATCTTTCTTTGACCCGCAAGTCCCTTTGGGAATTACGGCGTACTCTGTACGAGTAGCACAAAGAAAAGGCCATAGCGCCGAGTCGCAGAACAAAATGCTTACGAGCTCCCACAAAACCGAATCGCTAGCAGCTGACAAATCAACTGTCGCGATCGCTCCATCGATACTGCCAAGCAAAGCAGCATCTCTGTTGCGCTGTTCGCTGTTCATGGAGTAGTAGTCAGAAATATTCCAATAACGGAATCTACGACTACGTCCTCTGCACATTGCTCTGATGCGGGATTCCAATCCTGCTACAAAGCCCTGCTGCAAGAACATGGTCCCAGCTGGCTCCATTGAGATTGTTCGATAAGTTTTCCATGATTTTGGTACGAATACCACAATGCATGGTCCATTATCTGCGACGACTTTCACGTTTAGGTACGTCTCGATATCCGAGAGGCCGAAGCGCCTCAGAATTCTCGACTGTTCCTCAGTGAACGTCATCACCTCGTATTTCTCACTAATGGTATCGACGTGTCCACGATGAAGATTACTCTTCTCAGCGACTGCGCCATTGCCATGTCGTGGTGCGAAGCCCTGGATGATTTTCCACAGCTTCTTACGAGGGAACCAACGGTCGATAACTTCTTTTTCAGGAAAAGTGTCGGTCGTAATCCTGGTATTATCTTCCGTCTCGCGCCATCCGGCAAGAGCTACGCTAGATAATTCTGCTACGTCACGAAGACTTAGCTTCTTTAAGAAGCGAGCTACCTGATAGCATGCAGCCCAGGCTTCGGTATCGCGTTCGTACCTCCACCTACGCCATATAGGTTTCACTAGCCCCAATAACGTGTTTATTGGCGTTACTAAGAGACCTTGCTCGGCTAGAACAGTTTTCCACTGTTCGACCCCTCGCTGATCCTCGTTTGCAACAACGTCTTGCTGCAGCAGGCTAGCGATAACGTCGAGCGCTTTCAATAGCACTTTAACATCACAACCTTTGAGTTCGGCTGCGAATGCATGAGTCCTACTGTAGTCGACTCCACACCTAACGCACACATCACGAACTAAGCAGACATAAAGTAATTCTGCATGTACCACCGTCGTGGTATCTCTAGCGGATAGCTTTTCTCCGCCGAAGATTCGTGGACCCCTTAGCTTTGCTAAGATGGAATTGGAAAAACTGTGTCTTTCCTTGGTAGAATTCATCTTGGATCACGCTCCTTAAGAGTTGTGAACCACATCAGTTGCGCCTCTGAGCACCTGTGCCAGTGTATTCTGGCCATCCAGGTGTATCAGACCGCCAATCTGACGAAGTCCGTCAAGGATATTTGCAGGAAGAACTTCCGGAATATTCGCCACAGTAAATGTGACCCTTATCTTGAAGGGCACAACATACTTGGGCGCCGTAGGATCTTCTGCATCATCGATCGACCAAAGCTGGTTTAATGAGTATGTACACTCAGTACCCTGCTTTGTCGGAAGGTGGAGCGCTCTGTCTACATTTGTATTTTTGTAGATATCCTGCACTGTACGCGAGCGGACCTGCGCATTTTCAGCTCTGCCGAATGGCGAACTGATATTAACATATGTCGCAGAACCGGGCTTGACGTCGGTCGAAGCATACTGCTCCGATGTTACGCCCCACGGCGTGAGGGAAACCTCCGCGGCGGGAACGCTAGTTGGTCGGTTATAGCTTATTGTATATGCCATAACTACTCCTTTCTGGGGAAAACCCACGAAGACAGCTCTCACCAGAGCTGTACGAGTAAGGCGGAAGCTTCAACCCAATGATTGAAGCGACCTCTCGGCTTATGAACGCGAAAGTACTCCGGCGGTATGCAACCAACCATACACAACCTCTTGTACGAGGTCAGGTTAAGAGAACCTTTAACTGTCAACTCCGCATCCGCAAAGGATAGCGGGATGTTGATAGGGACGGTTGTCTTAAACTTACGGCTATAAAAGCTATGATGTATGGGGAGCGTCTGCAAGTATTGGCGCGATTCACGCGCTTCGAGCGCTTCTCCAACTGGTATAAACCAATCAGCGACGAAGCTGAATGGTACAGCGTCCCACATATTCGATAATGTAGGAGCTAAATCCAGTGCGAGTAAGTGCTCTCGAGCTTGTGTCAAGCGTCCAAGGGCAGTCAAATCCTCATCCGGTACTCTATATAACCACATAGAACACCTAGATGCTTCATTGATACTGATATCAGTATCCATGAACGACATGGTGAATTGTCGGGAATGCTGCGAACCTGCACGCGACCACCCTCTCTGTGAGGGGATCGTCGGGAGCGCCGCCGCGATTTCTTGGGTATCCTTAATTGTAAGGTTCAGACCGTAATGCACGGCGAGGTAGCCAGCGGATGCATATTTCATCAATCCGCGGATGCCTTTGCCAGCAGTGGCCGTTAGGGATTCTGCTAGTTTACCTAGCTCACCCATATCCTTGAAATACATCGGCATATTAATGTTGAGAGGGCGTACGTTGTCTGCTGCCTCTTGTGTGAGGTCAGCAAATTCGCTTTGCGAATTAGCGTCGTCATCAGCATGTTCTTGACAGATTTGATCGAAGCCTTTTACCACATGATGTACAAGACTGCTCAAGTAAGAGCTTAAGTCCATGTGCTTCATTGGTGAAGCGATGATCTCGAAAGATCCGCTTCGGCGTAGTTCTGGTCTGTCAATACCAGAGTCTCGTGATTCGTAACTACGGTACTGTACCCAGTCACCGTTTACCTTGCGGTATTCAGTGTACTTGAAGTATGTACTAAAGTAGCCTTCGAATGTCACATGATCCTCGGT